TTAAATCGGCAGTTACGACTTTGCCATAAATTGCACTAACGTTAACAATATTAGGTGCGGCCATGATTTATAGTCCAAAAATAATTGAAAAAGCTATTGATTTGCCAGCCGAAACGCCGCCAGCCCCGATAAGTTGAAAATTAGTTCCATCATAAACAATTTGATATAACGATCCACTAATTAATTCACCCGCAGATAACGCCGTTGTTCCATTTTTTACAATGGATTTAGCACCAAGCGCACTAATGTTTATCGTAACTGCGCCTGTGTTCGTTGCAGCAGCAATAAACTTAAACGTTTGACCGACAGCATATGCAGACAATGATGGGCTGACCGACGCTGTAATTGTATCTGTGCCGGCTGCTGTCAAAAACGATCCAACCGAGCTTTGCACTTGCGAAAGGTTTGCAGAATCAGTTGCAGCAGAACCAACACCAAGCCCCGTGAACTTAAACGTTCCCATTGGGATATTGGCTGTCGGTGTTGTTTGACCGTCTTTGGTCAATGCAGTTGTTAAACCAGTTGCAAGATCAGCAGTCAGCGCATTGAACGCCGTAGACGAAATGACTGTGTTTGTAACAACTGGCTGACCAGTTGAGTTGATTACAAATGTACCGCTGCCGTTATAGCTCATTGATTACCTCTTATTGTTGACCAACTTGGGGATTAGTCAAAAGCCCCGCATAAATGGATGCCGGTACTGCTCGTTCACCGAGAGAAAAGCCTGGCACTTTGGTTGATAATGCTTTGCCCATGTCTAAAGCTCGCTTTTGTTCCGCTGCATTTAAAGTACCTTGCAATTGTTTTTTGGCAAAAGGAATAGCAAGAGTTGCAACGCCAGGCGATACAATCCCAACAGAATTAGCCAAAATATCAATACCCGCACCAAGCATTAAAGCACCTGAATTGCTATTGTTGACCGCCGAGCCTTTTGGTTGCACGGTTGTGTACTCAGCAACACGGCCTAAACGCTTTAACTCGTCAATTTCTTCAGGTGAAAAGAACAAAGCCAATTTTTTATCGCCAATTTCTTTCAGCGTTTTGTTATATGTTGCAGCGCCAAATGTACCAACCTCATCTGATCTGCCGCCTAATGCTCGATCTTTTAAATGCGTCAAGATAGCCGACTTTGTGGCTGTTGGATCGCCTGATTTAGCAACTGATGCTGCGTCTGCAACGTCACCATTAAGCACAAACTTGCGTACAAATTGGTCTGGTTGCATCCCATCAACGGTTTGTTCAATTGGTTTGGTTGACTCTTGCCAATTCATGCGTTCACGATGGCTTGCCCGTGCTTTGTTTAATGCCGCCAACAATTCACCGGCTTGAGCGTCTTGCGTTTGCAGAAACTTGCCACCAGCCTCAGTCACTAACTGGTTGCCGCCAAACTCTGTTTTAACTGGTGCAATATCAGTTTCATCAATGGCTTGACGCACTAAACTTAAAGCGTTTTTTGTATTTCCGCTTGCACCACGTTGCGCTGTCGCAATCATGGTCATCAATGTATCAAGTGCATTGGTATCAAACGGCACAGGAAACGTTTTACCGTTAATTGTTGTTTGTCCGGCACTTAACTCATTTAGCATTGACCGAATTTCAGGTGGCAAAAATGCGTTAGCGTTAGATTTTGCTAACAATGTATCAATATTATTAAGCAAATCTGCACGATTTAACGGCGTTGTGCCGCCTGGCAAAGCACTTGCCTCGTCATATAATTTAGACGTAGCTGCTTTCTTTGCGGCATCTTCGGCAGCAATCTTTGTTGCACTTGCCTCGCCTGCTTCCATCAAGTACGGCGCTTGTACATTACCCGCACCTCTTGCGTTTAAAGCATCAATCAACGCTTTGTTGTTTGCCGCTTGTACATTGCCCAATGTTTGCAAATTAGGGTCTGCCGAATTCATGCCAGTTTTGGCTAAGTTTTGCTCTAGCGTGATTTGCCGTGGATCAAGCGTAATCATGCCTTTTGTTGGCGTTGTACCTTCAATCATGCGGAAATCAAGCAATCGACGCATTGCATCGCCGCCCAAGTCACCACCAGTTCGCAACGCATTTGCTACATCTGCGGTCAACGATCTGCGTACTTGGTCTGGCAATCTGCTGAAATCAATGCCTGATTGACCGAGCTTTAAAGTAATAATCTGATCGACTTCAGCAGGGTTTGGAATTGCAGCGTCAGGGTTTAACTTGCCTGTAAGTGTAGGTGCTACCTTTTGACCGGCAGACGTAAGCAAAGATTTTGCCCCACTATATCCCGCAGGCGCAGCAATGCCACCCGCCAAGCCTGCAAAGAATTGCTGTAACGGATCGCCACCTGATTCTCTTGTCAACCCGCTACCGTACCCTGCGCCAGCTGCCGAACCGTATTGCAACATGGGATTAGCAGCCAACTGATTTGCAACGTTGCTTGTGATGCCGGTGGTATTTTTAGCAATTGCACCCGCACCTGATACCATTGGAATGGTTGACGCTATTGACGTAGCAATATCACCCACAACCTGTTCGCTTGGCAATACATTAGCCAAACCTGTCCGAGTGTCCATGACAGACGTTTCTCTAGGTTTGGGCAATCTCAACAGATCGGCTAACTTTGTGCCGTAAGTTGACATTGATGCTGCTGGTGGCCCACCGGCAAGTTGTGAAAGTGCGCTAACGCCCATCCGCATAGGCTCTAACGGCAAACCTAACGTGTTCGCTGCGCCTTCAATTGCGTACCGGCCTGTCAGACCAACCTGTCGAGGGAAGTCTGTAATAGCCGACATAATGCTTTCGCCTGTAGACTTTTCAGGCGGTGGCGGTGGGGGCGTTTGGGCATGAAACGTATTGGCTAGTTTCCACGCTTCAGCCTCGTCTTTGGCATCTACCTCATAGACTTCTTTACCAATCTTTACTTCAAAGGTGGCTGTTGTCATTTTGGAGTAATCCTACGAACAGAGCCTGGCGGTGGTGCGGCAGGCGTGGCTGCGTATTTTTCGTTCAATGCAATAACGGCTTCCAACGCTGCAATGCGTGTTTGATAAGGTTTATTTGGATTTGCAACGTCAGCTGCCGATTGTTGATACAGCAATCTATCTGCATCACTTTGCGGGCCTTCCATTCTAGGAATGTTAGACGTTAACGCCCCACCAATAACTCGCAATTGCCCATCGGCTTTTGATTTGTCTGTTGGAATACCCGCAGCATCGGTTGCCATTGTAAACAAGTTACTAATCAAACCAGATGATGATTGTGGCAATACTGATTTTGCTCTAGCCGCCAAATCAAGAACCGTCTGACCTTGCGTAGTTTTTACGTCAGGTTTGGCAAGCAATGGGCTACCTGTGTTTGCAGCTTCAACAGCTTGTGATCTTGGCACAAAAGAGGCTTTACCATCTTTATCGTAAACAGTAACAAGATCAAGTTCAGCCTCTGCTTGTCCTGTAGATTTTGCAACCATGCCTTTAAATTTAGCGGTCAATTCCGCTGCTTGTGCAATTGGAACGGCAGTAAGTTTGCCATCGATCATCACGTTTACCGTGTTTTCCGCAGGGGCTGGTGAAGTTTGGGATACTTGACCCAATGGCCCTTTTACTGTTGCGTTAGGGGCAAAAGATTGAGTTGCCTCTTTTTCGATCAATTGTTCAACAACTTTTCTATCAGGACTATCTGTTGGCAACGAATCTCTTAAAGTCATTAGCCTTGTAATTTGCAAATCGTTCGGTGGCGGCATGATGCCTTCCATTACAATTTTTTCGCCGCCTTTGCCAATTTGAACGTAACGCAATTGCCCATTAACCATTGCGGTAATTGGCGCACCTGCGGGCATATTGACTACGTTATTGCTTACTGATCGGCCTGCTAACAATTGTCTTGTTTTGTAAGCATCAATACTAAGAGGTGTTTGCCCTGCGTCTTTAGCTTGTTGAGCATAAAGTTTGTACTCAGCTAATGGCCCTGAGTTTTGTTTCTCTAAGCTCTCATACATTAACTTAGCAACTGGTGATGCATATGGGTTTTGACCCATCATTATTTCAACTAATCTTTGACGTTTTTGTTCTGGGTCAAGCGATACAGCAGCTTGCGGTGCAATCGCTGCTTGTGGTGCTACGGCAGGCTGATAAGCCACGGCAGGCGTTTCCACGTTGCCAGACGGTGCAACTGCTAAGTTTGGATTGTCCTCAAAGTCCGAACCCATTGGCGTAAATGACGTTGCAGGCTGTGCTTGAATTTCAGGCATACCCATGACCGCAGCACGACCAGGCGAAGCTGGTCTGTCTTGCAATCCTGACAACATTTGTTGCGCTTGAACCTTGGCTTCTTGGTTTAACTTGATGCGTTCTTCATCGCCTGTACCTTTTGCGCCCATGTAGGCTTGCAACACTTTAGCAAGTCCCGACAAAGGAGAAATAGGTGCTTGAATACCTTGGTAGCTTTGAATATCAACAGGTTGAAAAGCCTGCTGTTGCATAATCTGCGCCAACTTTTCGTTGCGCTGAATCGCCGCTAATCTAGTGTTGTAATCCAAATCCATGATTAAGTCCCCATGTCACCAGTATATTTTGGCGCTTGAGCATTAGCCGAATCAAACATACCGCCAGTTTGTGCTTGACCAAGTTTAAGTCGGGCAATGTAGTCTTTATAATCCTGCATATCGCCTTGCTGATTAAACTGGTTGTACATTTTCATCGCATCTTGTACGCCGCCAAACGGGTTTTGAGCCGCTGCTTGGCCCATTGATTGCGGCATTTCTTGCTGCCCTTGCAATGAAGTCTGCTGGGCTTGCTGTTGCAGCATCTGCGCCATTTTCTGTTGCGGAGAAAGGTTTACATATTGATTAAGCATCGCAATTCCTTAATAACTCTAAAGTAGGCAACAAGGCAGAATTTAGTGCCGCCATGTTTATTTTATATTTTTCATGCAAATTTGGGTGTTTTTCTTTCATCCATGCCACTCGATCCTCTGAGTGCGCCAAATACGCTGTGCAATCGTAACAATCAAGGCTTGAATGGTCGATTGCATAATGTTCTGGCAATTGGCATTGAGTTCTTAAAAACGCCAAAACTTGTTCTTTAGTCCATGTTTCTATCGGTTGAATGTACGTCACACCATTGACTACCGACCCATGCCGAGCCGTGGATTTGTGGCTTTCATCAAGCCGCTGACCACGAATCAAATGCGTAATCCCACGTTTAGCTATTGCCTCTGTCAGAGGCTGCCCGACGTTTGCCCAACAGCAATTCAAATAACTCTGTACTCGTACTGGCTTATCGCCTGCAAACACCATACCTTCAAGGCTATGGTCAACCGGCACAACATCGCTTGGATAGCCGTAAAACTTAACTTGTTGTTCTTGGTCTGACTTTACTTCAATAAACTCAACTGCCTCTGCTTTGACCTGTTCGATAATCTCCATCGTTTCAGGGTAAGACTTGCCAGTATTTGCCCAAAAGACAATGGGATTCTTTTCACGGTACAAGTACCAACACGCTAAAGAATCCTTCCCGCCTGAGAACGCTAATCCAAGCATTAGAAATACATTGCCGCTGTGCCAGCCAAGGCTGTAACGCCCTGAATCCCCGCATTAGCGCCCGATTGCTGAATCCCGTAACGTGACATATCAGCCTGCCCCTGTGCTTGCGTACCCGCAAAAGTTGGTGATGGTGCTACGCTCATGCCTTGATAACCTTGGAATTGAGGCAATTGAATCTGTGACCCCCCCATTAATCCAATAACTTCGTTAATTGGCTGTTGTCGTAATGCCAAATCTTGAGCCAATTGCTGTTGCTGTGCGGTATTTTGGAACTGGGCTTTTGCTAGTGCTTGGTTGTACTGTTGACCTTGTGCGGTAATACCCTGACCAAAGTTTTGACCAATTGCGGCATTTGCCAGTTGATCGGCAGTTACGCCTTGACCAAAGTTTTGACCAACTGCCGTGTTGTACAAGCCGGCCTGCGACAACTGCTCGTTTAATCCTTGCTGACGAGCTGCCATATCAAGGTTGATGCCTTGCAAAGCCGCTTGGTTGTACAAGTCGTTTTTGCTCATTTCACGATTTCTGAACGCAGCATCATAGGCAGCTGTGCCTGGCGCTAAACCTTGGTTTGCCAATGCTTGTTTAAAAGATACGTCACCGGCCTGAATGGTTGGGTCAAGTCTTGCCAAGATAGCTTGTTGAGCATTTATGCCTGCATTAGTAGGCATTTGAGTCAAACCGCTTGTATCAATTTGTCGTTGCGCTAAACCGTAAGTGTCAGCAGCAGTTTTTGCTTGAGCCAACCCATATTGATCGGCTAATGGCGCTGCTTGATACCCAGTAAAATCTTTTTTAATTTCAGTTGATGTTGGTGTAAAAGGTTGCGAAAGCGTGGCGTAAGCATTTGAAATGCCTCTTTCACCAAGGTTTGCCAATGCAGTTTGTACTCGTTGCTGTGCATCTAGCGTTTGTTGCGCTTGTGGGGTAAGGGTTTGCGTAACGGTTGGTTGACCACCACCAGTCATAAACCCTTCACGGGTTGGCGCAGAACCTCGTTTTGCATTGGCTAAATCAAACCCAGCTTGATCAAAACTTGTTTGACCACCTTCGCCAGTTCGATAATAAGAATTGGGGTCAATTTTGTCTGCGTTGTATTTAGCCAACGCTGTTTCATATGACGATTGGTCAAATGTTGGGTTTGAATAAGTGACAGTTTGATTCCCAAATGGCGTGTACATATTTGGGTTTGACATTATGTTTGATTGCCTAGCCGCTGTCAGGTTATCAATACCCTGTTGTTTGGCTGCGCCAATATAATCTGGTGCTGGTGGTGCTGCGCTCGACTTACCCATTTTCTACCCCTAGAAACCGACACTTTTCCCGTGCCAATGTCAAAAATATAATATCGCCATCCGGTGCTGCATCTTTTACCCTTGCTTCTTCAACAAAACCCATCTTGGTAACTAATTTTAGGCTCTTTGCATGGGTACTGCTCACCGGCACAATAATCTTTTTTACCTTACAAAACTCAAAAGGGTAGCTAAATATCGCTTTTAAATACCCTTTTGTAATGCGTCCATCAATTGCTATGTGGCACACAATTGAAGCCCCATTCCAATTCTCGTAAATCACGCCTGCAATAATCTGACCGTCACGCTCTAAGCCAATTGCTTGCGACCCGTCTGCAAAATACTTACCCTGCACTCGCTCTGCTACCCAATGGCCTACATCAGCGCCTTGGACTATATGCCACCCCAACCTTGTTGGTAAACAATGTCCGTTGATGCCCATAGAATTGTCGTTCCTTGAGAGGCAGATTTAAACTGTGTTGCAGCGCAATAACCAATTCCAGTTACGCCTTGCCAATTATTTGTGATTACCGTATCCGTTGCCCAATAGCCTACATCCCACAAAGCAACGTCCCACTTCGCAGATACTTGTGGGCTAAAACTCAGCGCCGCAGTTGTATCTGCCAAATCAAAATCCATATTTAAACCAATGAATATTGACGGTGTGCCGTTAGTAAAGATTGACGGTCTAGCTCTAGTGAAATACTTTTTGTACCCACGGGCATCAAAGTAATTAAACGCTTGCAACGCATAGCCATTAATGTCGCTAACGTCATCAGCATAATTGTCATCCCACGCATGGGCAACAAACCCATTACCGCCCCAGTACGGCTCGTTGTCAAAGATTGCCCAACAATTAGCAGCTTGGCCTGTAAAGTTACACCAGGCTTTCGTGATGTTATTCATTACATATTGCTGTTGTTGACCTTGAGCAACTGGCACATTGACCGTCAAAGCGTTGTGCTGTGGGTCAAAAATAATATCCCAACCAAAACTACTGCCATATTGTTGCGTTGCGGCGGTAAATGCGCCTTGTATTTTGTCAGACAACGCAACACGGGGATCAAGCCTAGATGATTGCAGGCTTGCGGCAAGTGGATATAAACCGTTGTAAGTCAACATCAACATATCGCCGCCGTACTTTAGTAGGCATCGCTTGCCAACGGGCTTGCCAACCCTCCAAACGCCGATCAGCGCCCACTTTGTAGAGTCTGAGGGATCAGTACCCGCCCATACAATAATCTCGCCATTGGACGTTATAAACACTAGGTTATCGTCTACGCCGTAGCCGGCATCAATTGTCCACGTCCCTACGGCAACCAAGAACCCACCAAGTTGGGCAACCGAACTCATGTCAATTGCGTTAGCTGCGCCAGCAATGCTCAAAGTTGGCAAATACCATGCTTTGAGCGAATTGTTTTGCGTAAACCAAACTTGGTTTTTAAAAATAGCAATATTGCTTAGACTGCTTGCTGTTACGCCAGTAATTGTTGGATTTGTCCATGCTGACCCGTTGTACAGTAACGGCGCATCTACGCCATTGACCAAATACAAGTAACCACCAGCAGGCGTTGTGACGTTGGTGTATTCCCATCTTGCATTACTTAAACCCGTCTTTACCGCTGCGCCAACTGCACCGCCGGCAGTACAGTCATAAATCGACGTTCCTGCAATTGCAAACAATTCGTCAGTTGCACCGCTTGAATAACCCATCAAAGTTTCAACTTGACCCGTGATGCCGGTGGAGTATTTAGTGTATCCACCACGCAACACCACATTGTTGACTGTGGGGAACAAATTGGTTAATTGAACGGCATCTAGCGTATCCATGTTTGCAATGGAATCTCGCACGTTCCAACCTCCAATAGGGGCTGGCAACGATTGAACCCGTGCCGCCGTACCTTGAACAAGTCGGCTTGCCATTAGTTTGTCCCGTAGCCAGTATCAGGAATGTTGTCGTAGCCGATCAAGACCGTGCCTGGGCGTGGTGCAAACGACAAGTTAGCTGCCGAGGTATCTTGCGCCCGAACAATTTCAAATTCCTCAATATAGTTGCGATACATCGCTGTGGTATCAAAGCCTTTAGCCTCGAAATACTTGAGCTTAGTAGCTAATACCATCAGTCGATCTGGGTAAATGCAAGTATCTGTGTCGGCAGTAAACGAGTTCTTGACTACGCCTGTGTCGGATAATGCCCAACCCTTAGACCGATACTCGTAGCCCAAAAGCTCGTTAGTCGAAACGCCAGGCCAAATCTGAAAGTATTTGCCCAACAAGCGCCAGCGAATCCGTGGGCCAGTAGCAATAAAGCCTGATAGCAGCCATTCCCATTGCTGTGGGCTTTCAGGCCCAAGCATTTCCCAATGTTTGGATTTGTCCCAATGAGTGCGTGGTACGGTTGATTCGTAATCTGAGGGTAGATCGTACTTGACCTTTTCAAAAGTGATTGAAGTGCCTGTATACGTCCCTGTAGCGGGTAAGTTGATCGTTACTTGCGTAGCCGAGTCAACCGATTCAATGTAGGCAGCATTTGAAATGCCGTTGCCTACAACCTGATACGTTGTATCAAGCCCAGCAGTCGATGGGATGCCAGTAATTGTGTATGTATCTTCAACCACATCACCAGTTGTTACGCTAAAGACGGTGGTGAATGTGTGTTGTTTGGTTAGTTCCCGCCAGTCATGCTTTCGCAAGAACTCATAACCGGCAGCGTTCATCAACGCCAAGATTTGAATTACATCTTGGTTCGTATTCGATGCCACAGTAGTTGGCGTTGATACACCCAATTCATTGGTAACTTGGGTGACTAGCTGTAGCATCGTTGATGA